ATGGGAATGTTGGAATTGGAACAACAAGCCCAGATGATAAACTACAAGTAGAAGATACTACATCACCTCAAATATCTCTTAAATCCACAAATGCACCAAGCACTGTTCCTGCTCATCAATCTATTAATTTCAGACATTCTAGCGGAGTTAATTTAGGTTATTTAAGAATGGGTTATGATACAGATAGCACAACCACAACAGAATACACAGACATAAGTTTAATTGCTACACAGGCAAATTCACATATAAGACTTGGAACTAATAATGAAGAAGATGTAAGAATTGATGATAATGGAAATGTAGGAATAGGTACAACAATTCCATTAGGAAATATGCACATAGTAGATGGGGCATCAGTAGGAGCAACGCCATCGGTTTCTGCTAAAACGTTGGTGTTAGATAGCACAGGTGATAGTGGTTTGAGCATATTAGCAGGTGGAGGAAGTAATTCTAATATTTATTTTGGAGATAATAATGACATAGATGTTGGAAGAATAGATTATGACCACGCAGATGATAGTATGCAATTTAGAACAAATGGGGATGATAGGATGGTGATTTTAGGAAATGGAAATGTAGGAATTGGAACAACTTCACCAGACACAAAACTCCAAGTTGTAGGCGACTCCAAGTTCGGAGATGACAATACGAACTATGCAGCATTCGCAACCGATGGGGAACTAACCCTAACAGGAACCGCAAGAGTAGAAAAACTGTATTGGATAGGAGCCAACGGGATAAAAGCTCCAGGCTCCAAACCAGCCACATTCGTTGAAGATGGTTTAACTGGTTGCTGGGAATTTGCTGACGCGATAGAAGCCAACCAGGAAAGCATAAGCGGAACAGTCAAGATACCAAACGATATGGACATAACTGTGGCGCCAACCTTTGGCATTGGCTGGCACGCAAGCGGAGTAAGCCCAGGAGACTGCAAGTGGCAATTTGAATACCTGTGGATTAGCCCCAACGAGGATGTCACAGCAGCAGCCCAGGAAACCCTTACAATAACAAGCACAGCCTCATCAACCTCAGACGGTCTGATAGTAGCCGAAATATCAGGAATAGACTTGCCAAGCGAAACCGATGTGGCAATGTTCTGGAGAGTGACCAGACTAAGCGGAGATGATGCTGACACAATATCAGCAGTAACCCATCTAAGAGGTAATTATTTCAAATATACAGCAAACAAGCTCGGAACATCAACATAAGGAGGACATATGATACATTGTTGGCTAGATTTGATAAATGAGGTGATTGGATGGAAGATAAGGAAAAACTGACGAAACAAGAATTGAATATATTGATTAATTTTCTCTCACAGATAAACGTGAGACTTGCTGATGCAGAGGCAGTTTTGGCACTTCACAACAAGCTATTGAGAATGGCTAAATAATATTTATGAAGAAGAAAGTCGATGAGAACGCCCTTTTAAGGGAGGGTGTAAAGAAGATGCTCTCGGTGGAGGATGTCACAGTTCACCACTATTACGGAGAGCATCTTCGTTTCGGTGTTCTAAGCGATACCCACATCGGCAGCTTATATTTTAATCGTGCATTATTACACATGGCTTATAAGACCTTTAAAAAAGAAGGCATAACAAGCGTTTACCATTGTGGGGACATATGTGACGGGGAAAGCATGTATCGTGGACAGGAGTACGAACTCTATGCTCATGGTGCAGACAAACAGGTAAAAGAGGTTATTGAGAAGTATCCCAAGTTCGATGGGATAAAAACATTCTTCATAACAGGAAATCACGACTTAAGCTTCTATAAAAAGAGTGGAATCGACATTGGCGAGCATATAGCCATGCACAGGAAGGATTTAATCTATCTCGGACAGGAAGAGATGGATATTGCCCTTAAAAGAAGTGGACACCCAAAGATACGGCTTTCTCACCCAGGGAAAGGCACTTCTTACGCACTTAGTTATCATGCACAAAAATACGTCGAGTCTCTAAGTGGTGGACAGAAGCCAGATGCCGTTTTCATTGGACATTTTCATAAGGCAGAGCATATTCCATGTTTGAGGAACATCCAAGTCATTCAGGCTGGTGCAATCCAAAGGCAAACACCTTTTATGCGTAACAGGAACTTGGCAGCACACCAAGGATTTTGGATAATTGATATGTGGTTGGGCAAGAACGACCAACCAAAGCGTTTCAGAGGAGAGTTCTTCCCTTATTATGAAAAAAAGAGATTCAAGGTCTTGGAGGACATCCTATGATACACAACACCAACACAAAGACAAAGGCGAAGGAATGGTCAAAGTTCGCAAAACTCATAGAGGACCAATTCAATCATGGTGGGGAGAAGTACAAGCTCGGAGAGAACAAGGAAGCAACCGATTGGGTCTGTGAGGGCTTCCCTGGTGAAACAGGAGCGGATTGGATGTTGGGAACGATGGCAAAGTACCTCATGCGGTTCAAGAACCTCAAGAGAGAAAGAGACCTGCTTAAAATGGCGAACTATTGCTTCTTGATATGGCTTAAGATGGGTTTCCATATAAATACTACACACGATACAGATACAAAGAGGGAGAAACATGATTTGTAATGGACAAGATAAACGATTTGTGTATGTGGAAGGACTTATACTATCAATATAAAAATAAAGGGCTAAAACACGGCATATCGACGTTTGACGGATATGAAAATTGGGATGAAACCCACAAATTATATAAATGTCTTGGTTGTGACGGATATGATGTCGATTGTACTGGATATAGGTCATTGGAGTCAATAGGTCGTAAAAAACAACGTTAATAAGCGTACATATATATACTACTATACGATAACTTTCATATATGGCTCTTCCAAGCGTAATTAGTAGAAAAAGCTTTATTGAAACCCCAAAAAAAACATTTACATCTGATTTTAGGGAAACCAACAAGCAAACGGCATTTGACGTACTATTTGAGCGAGGAAGAATGACTTCCACTACTCCAGGGTGGCAAGACCCAGATGGAGAGAAGACAATACCCCATCCAGACAAAAGTTTCGACTTATACCAAGAAATATATCAAAAAATCCCCGTAGCCAAGATTTCAATAGACCATACAGCCAATTTCGCAATCCAGAGCGGTTTTGAACTTGAGGGAGACGCAGGAGCCGTAAAAGCCATTGAAGAGTGGATGGAGAAGGTAAATTTCAATATTCTTCTTTTGGATGCCTTAAAACAGATGCAAATCTATGGAAATGCGTTTTTAGAGATTACAGACATCGAAAACCCGAAATTCCTTCCAAATAGCCAATTATTCGTTGTTGTAAACCGAGGTGGAGATAAAGACGGCAAAGTACTTAGATATGCCCAAAAAACCAACATGCAAGACCCAATAACCTTTGAGCCAGAGGAATTGGTCCATTTCAAGTGGAATGTCGAATCAGGGATGGCAGAAAGCGGTTTTTACGGGTTTTCCGACTTAAAGGCAGCAACAGCGACTTTAAAGAGAATGCTTAACTTTCAGATAGATATAGGGGATGTGATACATCGACACGCTGAACCAATCATACATTGGACCATAGGAACGGAAGAGAGTCCAGGGACAGCAGCACAGGTAAGCAACTTCAAATCAACGCTTGGTAGTAGGGAGAAGGGTGGAGACTTGATAACATCTTGGGGTGTCGAGGGAAAGACGATAGCAACCGACATGAAGATGATTCAGCCAGACAATATCCTAAAACACTTGGAGAACCAACTAATAGCAGCCATGCAAGTTCCAGAGATATTCATCCGAGGCGGTGAAACGTCGAATAAGGCTACGGCAGATGTCGAATTACAAGCATTTGACCGAAGAGTCAAAGCAATCCGTTCAATAGCAAGCATGTTCATTGAGGATTTCATATTTCCAAAGATTTCCGAAGGAAAGGTCAAATTGATGTGGAATGAGCCAAGTTTCGAGACAGAAGCCAAGAAAGCTGAGATGTTAGCTAATATGACCAAGGCTGGTATGCCATTGGAAGTAGGAATGAAGATAGCTGGTTGGGCAGCTTTCCTTAATGATTTGGAAGAGGCTGGTGGACAGGTAATGCCAATGTCCCCGTTTGATGACAAAGAAGAGGACGAGGAAGGACCAAAGAAACCAGGAGAGAAAGAGCCAGAGCCAAAACCAAAAGAGAAACCAAAGGAAGAGGATTACCCACTACAAGCGGACTATTATGATGCGCTTGAAAGGTGGAGTAGGTATATATAGTGGTATCATGAAAAGTTTAAAAGAGATGTTAAGAGAAAGCGAAGAGCATTCACACAAGGCACATGCGTTCTCTAACAGGTTCAGAAAAGAAAATGGGAGTGATGTCTTTATCCCAGGTCATGTGACGGATTTCATTGAAAGAGATGCAAAGACAGATGTGAAGTTCGACCCAGATACCTATACACGGATGAATAACCGTGTGAGGAACACCAAATCAAAGAAGACGTATGATATTCATCACACCGTAACGAATAAACACATAAAGCACAAAACATCGGTGGTGGACAAGAGGTGATGATATGACAGAATCTATAATGGAAAACGTGTCGCTTTCGTTCACCTCACCAGTAACTTTGGTCGAAAGGCTAGAGGGAGAAAAAGATACAGTGAAAGTGGGGGGATTAGCGGTTCCCGCACAGGAATCAAGGAACGGAAGGACATACAAGATAGAAGACCTCCATACTGCGAAGTTTGGGGGACACGCTTTCACCGAAGGTAACATGCTTACAATGGGACTGAACCATTCAAATGATGTGACAGACAATGTAGGTAAATGGACACCAATTTTCAGTGAGGGTGGTATAGAATTCAAAGGAGTAGTCTATAAGACGGAAAAACACCCGTACATTATAGACATGCTCAACAAGGGACTTCTTCCCTATGTCTCTGTCGAAATGACAGCAGATTTAGTAAAAGAGAAAGATGTCCTTTATGCGAAGAATCAGGATGTACTTGGACTTGATTTTGTCAAGGTTCCAGGCTTGCCTGATGCTTCAGTAGGAATAGCGGAAGCGTTTGATAAAGCGTTTGAAAAGGAACTAACAACCAAAACAAGAAAAGACCTTCCTGATTCAGCTTTCGTATTTCCAGGGGAAAGAAAATATCCTATACATGATATAGCTCATGCAAGAAACGCACTCGCAAGGGTGTCACAGCACGGAACACCAGAAGAGAAAGCAAAGGTTCGTGCTGCTGTATATAGGAAATACCCCGAATTAAAATCAAAAGGTGATGAAATGACTAATGAAAAGATAGTCGAAGAGGAAGAGAAGCCACAAGAGGAAGAGGAAAAGCCTGCCGAGGAAGAGAAAAAGGACGAGCCAGAGCAGGAGAAAGAACCAGAATCGAGTGGTGAATCTTTGATTGATAAGGTTTTTGACAAGCTCGACAAGAAAGTAGATTCTCTTGAGAGTGAAATTAAAAATCTTAAAGAAAAGCCCCAGAGTAAGGGAGTAGTCACAGAAAAAGAAAAACCAGAGTTTAACCTTAAGTTCGAGAAAAGAGACGGAAAGGTTGACTTCTACTCTGAGGATGTACTTTACTGAGGTGAAAAAATGCCAAAATTAAGAATGTATTCAGATAGTTGGGGCAACTTCAGCGCATTGGCACAGGAAGCAATTTCTGGGGGTCAGTTCGTTAAGGCAATGTCCGTCACAGCACCAACAGCTACACAGGTTCCAAGCGATGTTTTGGAAGTTATGCAATGCAACGCAAGCGGTGATGAGAAGGTTTGTTGTGGAATTGCTTTGGACAATGCTGCTTCAGGTGAGAGAGTCACAGTAGCAACAAGGGGTCTAATCAAGACTTACGCCCTTGATGGTATAGTGGCTGGTAGGGCATGTCAGGCACCTGCTGATGCGGTTGAGGGAGTCAACACATTGGATGTTGTATTCCTTGGTTCAGCAGTACCAGTTGGACAGGCACTTCACGATGCAGTATCAGGAGAGATGGTATTCGTGAACCTAAACATTGGGGGAGGCGTTTAATATGAGAACACTAGCAGAAGTTATGACTAGGGACACTGAGCCTCACCAGATACCAGAGACTCTGTATGGAACTCTAATTGATGCAGTCAGGAAGAACCTTATACTCGCACCGCTTTCGATGAAAATCGGAGCAGGCAGCATAAAGGGAAGAACAATCGATATTGTGACTGAGGATAGGGATTCAGCAACAGTCCACGAGATAGGCGAGGGACAGGAAATTCCAATAGACCTTGGAGAAACCAGCACGTTTGAACTGAAACCCGTTAAGTATGGATATCGACCCGTCGTTACAAAGGAAATGCAGGAAGACGGAATGTGGGACATGATACAGTTCAATATGGCACTCGCAGGTTATAAATTAGCAGACAAGCTTGATAGTTTATTGTTTGCACAGTTAGATGCGGGAGCAGCACTCACAACCGATGACAACGGGGCAACTCGTTCAGCAAACACTGTGAGTGGTGGCGCAGCAATAACCCTTTCAAACATCGTAGATGCTATGCTTCTTTTGGAAGCAGATGGATACCGACCAAGCGATTTGGTTCTCCATCCCAACGTAGCAGCAGACGTGAGGAAGATTGCTGAGTTTGTTCACGCAGACAAGTCAGGTGTTACAAACGTTGGAAACGCACTGATTGGAACAATTTTCGGTATGAATGTGCATGTGAGCAGGAACGCAACATCAAACTACGCATACGTCATGGACAGGAAGCACGCACTGATATACGCTGAAAAGAGACCAATCACGATAGAGCGATACGACGATGTAACTCGTGATATATCAGGGGTTGCTGTAACCGCAAGGTGGAAGGCACGATACCTGAGACCAGATGCAATGGCATATGTCAGCACATCTTAAGGTGGGGATAACTCCCCCCTTAAATTAGATTAAGAGGTGAAAAAATGGTAACAAAAGGAGCAACTGTAGAATTACAGGAAACTCATGAAGACCTACGCAGCGGATTCAATCAAGCTGGCAATGCGACACTTTCATCTGGTTCAAAGTGGGTTACTTTCCCAAAGGCATATAGTGACTCACCCTATGTAACTGCTACGGTACTTGACCAACCAATAGATTCAAATTTGTTTGATATTGGTGTTGGGTCCATTACCACTGGTAGTTGCATAGTTGTTGGAAGTGGAACATCAACAGCAAGCTTTAATTGGCTTTCAATAGGTTCATGTAGTTGGTGAATAAATGGCAATAACATGTACGTCTACTGGTAGTAATTGGGTAAATTGGACAGGAACAACCGAAGAGGTTGTAAACCTGATGATGTTAAGCGGAGTTGGCACAGTCAACGTCAGGGGATATAGTTCTCCGTCAGTTGGTAGTGTATCCGTATTACTATCATGGAAGTAGATTCCAATGGCTACAAAGTGGACAATAGCAGATAGAGTAGCGAACAGGATTAAGGACAAACCCACAGCCCTGGGTAGCGCAGTAATAGCAGAGTATATAGAAGATGCTGCCCAGGATGTGGAGTCCTATACAGCCTTAAGCATAGACCTAACGAATATAGGAAGCAGTTTCCATCCTGTATTAACAGACACAGCTACTCTTTATTGCCTTCAATATATGTCCAATGTCGGGGTTAGCTATAATCTCGGCAGGACTAAGATTGACAAGAAAACAGAAATAAGTGGTTTAGATAAGCAGATAACCGTCCTTGAGGCAAGGGTAAAAAGACAGATGGATTCTCTTGGAAGGAAAGTCAAACAGGATGTTCTAAACCTTTCAGAGACATCATTGTGATGATATGCTTAAGGAAAAAATAGAAAAAGCGGAGAACAACGTCCCAAAAAGGGGTGGGTTCAATGCAATTATAAATGGAACGATGATAGCCGTTCTTAGGGATAAGGATGGAAACATCAAGGATTATAGGGAGGTAGAATTATGACTGTAACAAATGCAGGATTCAATGCACTCATTCAGAGAGGATTTGCTACTCAAACAGGAAGCGATGCTATTAATTTCATAGCTATAGGTTCTGGAACAGCAGGAGCATCAGCAGGAGATACGGCTTTGGGAAGCGAGGCAGCTAGGGCGCAGGGAACTTATTCCTACACAGATGATACAAAGGCTTTTGAGCATACAACGACATTCGCTGCTGGAACTGCAACAGGAAGCATTACTGAG